GGTAGTAAAGTGTATATAGAAGGTGGCGAAGTGATCGGAGCGGCACCAGCGTTTCCTGATGCAAATATTGATCCAAATATCGAGGTATAGAAAAAATGATTAAATGGATGGGGAATTTTTTTAACGGAGCGCCGGTGGCTCCTAGCACTACAGCCGGTACATTCATTGCTTTTATGGATGCGTTAATAGCGGGGTATGGAAGTAAAACGCTTGCATCGTTAACTGTAAGCAGTAACGTAGCCACTGCGGTGGTGACGGGTGGTCATGGCTTTTATATGTGCGGCAGCACTGGCTCTGTGATAAAGGTGGAGGGCGCGACACCTAGTGGGCTTAACGGCGAGCATAGGATTACGGTGGTTGATCCAAATACTTTTACCTTCCCCACAACTGGGATAAGTGATGTGACGGCTAGTGGGACCATTACAGCAAAGGTTGCAGGGCTGGATATGGTAAAGGCTTTTACTAGCACGAACAAAGCTGCGTACAAATTCACTAGCGTACTTAGTACAGGAGTGCATTTACGGATTGATAATACAATGGCTAATAGTTATGTACCAGCAATCATGTATGAAACCATGTCATCTATTGATGTTGGTACAAATGGAACACCAGCTTCTAGCAACATAATGTTAACCTACGGAGAAACACTTCCAAACTGGATTGTGGTTGCAGATGAGCGGATTTTGTATTTATTGTTTTTGCCGGGCAGTGCTAACAATGCCGGCGGATTTATATTTGGAGATACTGCATCAGAGTATGCAGGAGATATGTTTAATGGCACTATACATTACAGCGGTACAACTGTAAGCGATTCTTACACTTGGGCATTAAACACAACCACGTATGGTTTTATCTGTAAAAGCTATAGCCAGTTGGGGAACGTAGTATCATCAGCTAAAGCAGCGCATTATTTATGCGGCAGTACAGCCGGCGCAACAATGGGATCCGGCACTGTACCTTATCCAGGATTATCTAATACCGCTATGTTTGCAAAGGTTCACCAGTTAGAAGGCACGCGGATTAGAGCGTGGTTTCCTGGCATGTATGCTTCCCTCCACCCAGCTTCTGCATTTTCACAAGGTCAAAGTATTAGCGTCGGCGGGCGGGATTTGCTGATAGCTAAGAATACACAGACCTGTGTTGCGTTTGATATTACGGGACCCTGGAGAACATAGTGGACGGGGTGATATTTGAGATTGTATCACATCAGTACCCTGCGATTGTTGGTGCGGATATGAGTGCTGTTGTGGATACGTTTTACCCATACCGTGAGACTAAGTTTGCTGGCGTGGATTTATCGTTTCAGTTTCATCAATACCCTGCGATTGTGGGGGTGGATGTGGCTATAGTTGCCACTCCATTTAGTTTTTTTAGTGAAACTAGGTTCAAAGCAGTGGATGTTGGGAAGTTAATGTATTATTTATATTTAACTAAAATCGAAGGCACTGCAATAGGAGCGGAAGGTATAACTGACATTAGACTATTGAACAAGCGATCCGGTGCATACCTAGACAGAGCTATATCCAATGATGGAGCGTATAAGTTTATGGGAATGTCACCAACAGAAGCATACCTAGTATATGCTATCGATTGGGGAAAAGATGCTAACGTTATAATGCGACAAGCTATTGTGGAAGAGTGTCCAGACTGTACAGGCTTTCCCTCGCCTTTTAGATAGTAGTCGGACGGTTTTTATTCTTTATATTCAATGAGTATCCAGGCTGTCCAGACTGTCCAACCACTTTTAAGAGAAGAAAGTAAATATAAAAGAGGGGTGGGTAGTTGGGTATGGAAGGTTTCTACGGGTTTTTCCCCCCGGCCAAGTCGGTCTGGCTGGATACTTGTTGATTTGTTTATGAAAAAACCGTCCGACTTTATTGGTTGGTAGGGATGGCTACCACTGTCTAACTTGGATACTTACTGATTTGCATAATAAAAAAGATTGACATTGCTTTTTTAATTTGCTACACTATTATTAGTGGGATAGAGTTTCCTGATCCGTTACTCGACAAGTGCCGCCCGACCACTTCCCGCTGTACCTAACAGTCGAGGCTTATTATTTTGTTGGGAGTTTAATATGAATAATCAAATAGTACCAGTGTTTACTACGAACATTGGCAAGGTTTGTGATGCGCGATCGTTGCATAGCTATTTACAGAATGGCGATATGTTTGAAGATTGGATTAAAGCTCGCATTGAAAAATACCAGTTTGTTGAAAATCAAGATTTTGAAGTCGCTAGTCCCATTACTGAGTACCACATAACTCTTAACATGGCTAAAGAATTGGCGATTATTGAAAATACAGACAGAGGCAGAGTGATTAGAAGTTATTTTATTTCACTAATACAAGACATTGAACTCTATAGAGAAATAAATAAAGCGATTGAGCCTTATTTAATTGTTTTGTCGCGGTTAAATAAAAAAGCAAATCGTTGTGTTGTTTGATATGGATATTCGACACACCCTAACCTCTCGCGAGATAGCCAAACAAACAGGCAAAAGACATGCGCTATTGGTGCGCAACATAGAAGCGGTTCTAAAGACTTGCGATTCGGAGATAAAGAGCCAAGTTACTTTGGTATATGGTAAAAACTCATACGGTGGATTGCAGAGATTTTATGTAATCCACCCCGATGCAATAGATGTTATTTTAAGCAAGTTGACATTACTTTAATAATCCGCTACAATATTAACAGTGGGATAGAGTTTCCTGATCCGTTACTCGACAAGTGAATCCGACATTTCCCACTAACAAATTCAATATCGGATTAACAACTTAATCGGAGCTTTAATGAAAACTACTAACTTCCCAAAGTTAAAAGAATTGCATCAAAAAGCCGTAAAGCACGGTGTAGGTAGCAAGCAATGGATTGAGTTTGCAACCACTATGATGGAATCGTTTCCTGAAATATATGAATCTGTGCAAACTATGAACATGGAACTATTGCAGTGCCAACAGGAGATTAAAGGCAAAGATTGTCAAAAGCATTTGTCTCGGCTGATTGATGATGCTAAATGGTGGTGTTGATATTTGATTTTTAATCTGCTATAATATTAACAGTGGGATAGAGTTTCCTGATCCGTTACTCGACAAGTGCCACCCTACACTTCCCACTTTCTACAACCAACCAACAGGGTAATATATTGTAGGGAATTAATCATGTTAGAAATAGAAAAACACATAATATGTCCCAAATGCGGGCGCAATTGGATTACCACTGCCGGTCTCAGTAAAGAAGGCAAGCAAAAATACAAATGCAAACACATATCTTGCAGACGGTGTTTTGTTCTCAATCCACAAAAAATACATCTCGCTGATATAAAATATCCACAGCCTGAAATAGTTATTGATGCTATAAGGAACGGGGTAATTGGCGGGGCAATAGAAAAGTATATCCCCATCACTGTAGTAAAACCTGTCACTGTCACCAGTATAGTAGAGCCTGTCGCTGTCACCAGTACTGTAGAGCCTAAACCTATCTTATCCGAATTGGTACAGGTATTCAAAGCCAAGATCGGTGGTGAAGAAGTAGATGCTTGCGATGCCAGATCACTACATACCTACTTGCAGAATGGCGATCTATTTGCTAATTGGATTGGCGAGCGGATTAAAAAACATACATTCGTTGAAAATCAAGACTTTGTTGTTAGTTTTTTCTTGTGACATTGAGTTGAATATTTTATTTTTCCATTCATCAAGTTTATCTGTATATTCTCTAAATTCTGAAAATTTACCTTGAAAATAATCTATTGCCAGCACCGAATACCACATCGCTCTTAACATGGCTAAAGAACTGGCGTTGTTAGAAAACAATGCCATAGGGAAGGAGGTAAGAAAATATTTTATCGCGCAAGAAAAGATTGCGCAAAAACTGCTAAAAGAAAAAGCCGAAGCAGTTGTTAGTAAATCCGGTTCTCAATTAGAAATCGAAGCTAACAACTTAACCAAGTCAGCCAATGAAGCAGCCATATCAACCTTTGAAACCTATGTGTCGATAGGCAAGGCATTGGGCTGCCCTATACATTATGTTCAATCCGAAGCTGTAAAGCAAGTCAATAAAAAGACTGGCATTGACTTTAGCAATTACCTACTATCAGCCCCTGCTCAAGACAACATACCCGAAGAGGAGATGATGTTGGAAGTAACGGAGATCGGGAAGATGCTGGGTTTTGGTGACAGACAAGGTGCGCGTGTAAACATATTATTGCAAGAAGCAGGGTTGCAATATAAGGAAGGCATTGTTTGGTATCCAACAGAAGCTGGCAAACCGTTGTGTGCAAGGCATCAATGGTCTGGTAAAGATGAAGTTCGTATCTACAAAGAAGGCTATAATCTAAAATGGAATTACAACAAAGTTAAACATATTATTTCTAAGCCATGAATAACTTAATGCTAGACTCAATTGAGCTGGGTAAATTGTTTGGAATTTCACCAACAGAAGTAAACCATTTTTTAGAACAACGTGGCTTGCAATATCTTGATAATGATAGGTGGAAGCCAACAAGACTAGGCGGTCAGTTCTGTGATGCGTATTATCAACGGGCTTGGGGTTTGCTTTTGAAATGGAAGTTTTCAGTAATAAAATCACTATATACAGATGGAGTTTTGCAATGATAGACCTATTAATAATTGGCTTTGGAATAGTAGTTGTAGTAGTGGTGTGGAATATATTGTCCGCTGACAATGATTAATCTGCATTGCTACACAAGGCATGACGGTTGTTATTGGGCTGCGTTTTGTTTGGATTTGTCGCTGTATTCTGTAGGCAATACTATAAGCGAAGCGCAGTCTAAACTAAATACTGAGATAGCAGAATACCTTGCATCTGGGATGCCTATACCGCGTCCTGTATCTAAAACAGAATGGAAAAAATATTATGAAATCAGTAAAAGAAGTATTGCATGATTGCCTAATAGGCTATAAATGCGATGGGCTTGCCGATCAGTATTCAGAATGCCAGTGTGCGCTATCCGACTTGGTGAGCTGCAATATGGATAGGAATATACTGCACTGTCTAGCAGCTAGGGAAGTAATTGGAGTTATGTTTGCTGTCAAGCCTAAACGGTCTGTGCAGGATATGTTAAAACAATGGATTGATGACAATGGTTATTTAGGTTTAGAACGACCAGAAACTGAATGCTGGTGTCTTTTAGATGATGATAGCTGGCTCGCTTGTAATGGCGATTGCAACATAAAGGATTGCACGGTAGCAAGCGTGTCGTTAGCAGAAACTATAGAAAAGTTGCGGGCTGTAGCATGAACCTACTTGATGCAATAACTATACCAGATACAGCTATATGGACTAATCGATATAGCTGGTCACCAGTAAAGCAAAGCTTAGAGTATTCTATGGAAGGCTCGGTGCTAATTCAAGAAAAAGGGAAGGCGAAGGGCAGACCGATAACGTTAAAAGTAAGTATGGTTAAAACAACGCTTGATGCCCTGTACGCTTATCTTACGAACGAGGCTAATATGACTTTAGTACTTGGCACTGAATCGTTTATAGTGCGATGGGATCAATCTAATCCAATAGAAAGCGAACCCTATATAGAGTTCGCTGATCCTGATGATGGCGACTGGTACAAAGTAACACTTCAATTTATTCAGGTATAACCGCCGCTTCTTGTAAGTTATTCCATTCTAATATTGCGGCTACTTTTGTAGGTATTTGCTTAGTGATAGGGTACACTGGGCATTCAACATTTGAACATGCTACTGTGTATCCTTGTGCAAAACCATATCTTGATACATCGATAATCTCGGCGGTGCTTTTACAGAATACGCACCTTTTTATTGTCAACTTCACTTTGGCATCCTCACATAAACACCATTCTTGCTATGAAAAAAACCGTTTCTACCATACCATAGTCTTAGATGGTCTTCACTCATTGCGCCGTAAGAGTTAATGCCTAGCCTAAGCACACAACCTTCTTTGTCGGCATCCTGGCATATAGCCTTGAGTAGCTTAGAACCGTAGCCTTGCCCTCTATTCTTGCGCGTGATAATGCGGTTTAGCTCGTAAGCATCGCCAACATGGCTTAGCTCGGCGTAGCAGTATTCGTTATTGTATGTTGTTTTCATTGGTTATTCTGTCTATTAATAAGCTTGGTATTGACCCAGTAAATTTGTTTATAGAACACTTATTGAGGTAATGTTTGCATACAGCGGCATCGCTTTGCATTTCCTTTAACAGGACGTTGCAACATTTTGCCTTAGTGTATTTATTCGTAATGTATAAAAACAAACAACTTTCGCATGTGTTCATGGTTTATCACTTGTTCCAGATAGTGGGTAATTAACGCTGGTGATGATGTAATCGTTTATCCAAATGCTAGAATAAGCATCAAAATGATCTTGCAGTTCAAACACGTTTTTTGGCTGCCGTCCATAATGCGTTTCAAAAGACGTATCTGGATAGCAATACATTGGCTTTAACTCTGGGTATGCTTTCATTTCTAATCCTTTAAGCACGGCGCAGCCGTGCTTTGTTTTAACTATACCGCACGATTAGTTGCGTATTCAATTGCCTCTGGCAATGTAAAATCTAAGTCTAAGTCCTCGAGCTCTAGCGAGTCGGTTAGTAACCACTTAAAGGTTTGAAACAAATCGACAAACCCGCCGTGATTAGTTGCGTATTCAATTGCCTCTGGCAATGTTAAGTCCAAGTCTAAATCATTAAGCTCTGCTGCAAATGGCTTTAATTGCGCATCGATATGCTCTTGGCTTATGTCGTAGCATTTTACCCATGCCATTAAGCAACCACGCCGCCTGCCAGATACTATTCCATAATCGCCGTTATTATAGACGGCAAAATAATCTTCTTGATTGCCGCATATCCATTGCGCAAAACCATAACTACCTACTAACTCTATTGCTTTTGTTTTCATTGTCTTATCCTTTTGCCTGCCCTTTGCAGGGCAGGTTTTAACTATTCTGCTATGCTAAGCTCGAGTTTTCTGTTGATTTCGGATGTGTAGTAATCAGCGCCGCCGTGAGTAAGGCAGTAATTAAGCACTTCGCTATCATCTAAAATCAAGCCTTCATCTGTGGTTGCTTCAATGACTTGATATTTACCCTCACCTTTTAAAGCCAAGATTCCCAAGTTTAGCCATTCTGCAATCTCGCGCTCCTTTACCATATTGAAGTCTGGGCAATCTATACTAGCTAATGGTTTGCCAGTGTATTCCCACTCTGACCAATCACCACCGTCCTGTACTTCGGCGCTACCATCTTTATATACTGCGAATCTATTACCTTGACCGCCAGTCAAGTATTTTATTGCGTCTTGTGTGCTTACGTTAAACATCTTTACTTCCTCTTGTTATTGTGTTTTTTGTTCACCAGTTGTTCTCAACTGATGTAAGCATTATAAACTAATTTGCTCAAAAGCAAAATCGTTAGCTCCGATCATTCAAAATTGGATTGATAGGTAAAACCTAACACCGCATTGTGTATATTTTTACAGCAAGCGCTACATCTGTATACTTAGCATCGTTGTATATGTATGTATATGTAGTTGAGATTGGCTTTGAAACTTCTTTTGTTTCATTAACTTCCTCTTCCTCTTCTTTTATCATTCTCCATATTTCAGATAGCGCCGCTCCATAATAATCCCTAGACTTGCCGCCGTGCTTTTCTGCTGTAGCCTTAGCAAGTGACCAGGCTTGCTTTGCTATTTCACTTCTGTTATATTCACTCATAAGATTACTTCCTGTTGTTTTTGCCCCTCTTGCGAGGGGCTTTTTTACTATACGATGTAATCGTATCCTAACAATTTCTCAATCACTTTGAAGCCATACTTATTGGCTACATGTGCTTGGCTAACCTCTGTACCGTTTTCATAAAACTCAACTGCATTAGCAACATCTTGATCAGATGGTCCAAAAAGCATATCGTGGTAAATATGCCAGCATTCCAACTTATGCCCCTTAGAAACTGCTTTGTTTTTTACAATAGCAACCATCTTTGAACCGCGATAAGTATGTCTATATTCTAACTTCTTTGCTGTGGTGATCATTTTTACTTCCTCTTGTTATTGTGTTTTTTGTTCACCAGTTGTTCTCAACTGATGTAAGCATTATAAACTAATTTGCTCAAAAGCAAAATCGTTAGTTCCGATCATTCCGATTTCTATAATCGGTTTTACCTATCAATCTAAAATAATCTGCAATCACATGCTTGACCGCGCCATCTGAAGAGCATACTTCAGTTTTGTATTTAGCCCGTTGCAGTGCAAATAGCGAGTGCAGTTCGTTTAGTGTAGAATATCTACCTGATTTAACTACCTCTATGTACAACCCAATGTACCTGCCGCTTGCCACAGATAAAATTACTTCGTAGTCCTGGTTATAAACATAGTTTGCTTGCAGTTTGCCTGCGTGCATTGGATACTTCTCACGAAACCACTTATGCAGTCCGTTCATTTTAATAGCGCTCCGATGTCGCAATGCAGGCAGGCTGCTATGGCGTGCAGTGTTGGCAGTCTGGGGACAGACAATCCCCTTTCAACACGGCTTAGGTTACTAACGTTTATATTAGACATAGTTTCAAGTTTCTTTAGTGTTATGCCAAGTTCAATTCTGCGCTTTTTTATATTCATTCCCACGCTCTTCATTTAATCTATCCTCGTTTGC